TGCAGCAGGAAGTATTGATAATGAACATATAGCTGATGACGCAATTAATAGTGAACATTATGCAGCAGCAAGTATTGATAATGAACATTTAGCAGACGATGCAGTCGATAGTGATGAGTTAGCCGCTGGTGCGGTTGACGACGCACACCTTTCCGATGGTGTAGCCACAGGATTAGCGGGAGCAGGAATGACTGCCACAAGTGGTGTACTCAATGTTATAGCTAGTACAGGAATAACTGCAAATGCTGATAATATTACAACAAATGATAGTCAGATTGTTCACGATAGTTTAAGTGGATTTGTAGCAAATGAACATATAGACCATACAGGAGTAAGTATTTCTGCAGGTGGTATTTTAAGTGGTGGTGGAACTATCGCAGCTACCAGAACAATTACCTTGGCAAGTTCAGATGTTGTACATGATAGTACATCTGGATTTGTAGCAAATGAACATATAGACCACACAGGAGTAACACTAACTGCAGGAACTGGATTGAATGGTGGTGGAACTATCGCATCAAATAGAACATTTACAGTTGATGCAGCTCAAACAGTTATTACTTCATTGTTTGCTACTGATATAAAGATTGGTGAAGATGATCAAACAAAAATAGATTTTGAAACTGCAGATACAATTAATTTTTATACGAATAACGTACATGAATTTCAAATGACTTCTGGTGGTACATTCCACGCAGATGCAGATATAGTTGCATATTCTTCAACTGTAGCATCTGATAAAAAACTTAAAACTAATATAAATGATACAAAATATGGTTTAAGTGATATATTAAAACTTCGTGGTGTAGACTTTAATTGGAAAGAAAAATTTGAAGGTAAAAGAGATGTTGGATTTATTGCACAAGAAGTTCAAGAAATTATTCCTGAATTGGTGAAAGAAGTTGATTCTTTAGGAGAAAATGTTGGTGATACTCATTTAACGGTTGATTACGCAAAGGTAGTACCAATATTAGTAGAGTCAATAAGAGAATTGAAAAAAGAAATTGATGATTTGAAATCTAATTAGATACTTATAGTTAGATATATTTTTAATAATAAAATGGAGGTTTTAACGTGGCCAAAGAAAAGAAAAGTCCAGAGGTAGTAGTACCCGAAGAAGAGATTCAAGAGATTAAATCTTTACAAGAAAAATACCAAGGTATAGCTTTACAACTTGGACAGGCTAGTTTACAACGTAGTCAATTAACTAGGGAATTGGATACTATAGAATCTAATGAACAAAAATTGTTAGTTGCGTATGATGAAGCTAGAGAATCTGAACAAGAAATAATAAAAAAGATGACAGAAAAGTACGGAATTGGTAATCTTGATGTAGAATCAGGTAAATTTACTCCTCAAAACTAATGTTTGAGAAATCTGACGTATATTTATATGTAACCTTAATTTGTATTAAAACAACCTCATAAATTGGGAGAAAAACAATGGCGGAAAGAATAGTAAGTCCTGGAGTCTTTACAGAAGAACGGGACTTGTCTTTTCTACCACAAGGTATTTCTGATATTGGGGCAGCAATAATCGGGCCAACACAAAAGGGCCCAGCATTCACACCTACCATACTTAGTAATTTTTCAGAATTTGAAAATACATTTGGTAAAGTGACTGAAGATTATTATGTTCCCTACACAGTTCAAGAATATCTTAAAAGTGCCAGTTCTGTAACAATAGTTAGAGTTCTTGGTATTGGTGGATATAAGACAGATTATGTTAATATAGTAGCAAGTGGTTCATCCAACGAAGATTTGATAGCAGTTTTAGCACCCTCAAGGGCAGCTGGAGCAAATGGTATTGAAAACACATCTATATGGAGAGCTGGAGTAGAACAAGCTGCAGGATGGTATAGTGATGCCACTACAGCTGGTGATTTTGTAATCCATATTAGTGGTTCAAATGGAAAAGCTGAAGAGATAAGTGCATCATTTGCAACATCAAGTGATTTGTTTATTGATAAAGTGATTAGTTCTGATCCAATGACCAATACATCAAATGTATACCTCTACAAAATATTTAAAGAAACTGCACATAATAATCATCAGTCTTGGACTGGATTATCAGTAACAGGTAGTTCAAGTGCATCGGCTGGACAAGATTTTGTAAGTGGAACTGGATATTCAGCACAATATGGAGCAACTGGTGTAGCAGCAACTTGGACAGGTAATAGTGATTATTCTGTGGCAAGAACACCGACAGTTATCGACCAAGGAGCAACAGCAACTCGTTCATTCAATAGCTTATTTAGAGTTTATTCATTATCACACGGAACAAGTGTGAATGAAGAATTTAAAGTATGTATTTTGAATATTAAAGCGGCTGGTTCAATTCCTGGTTCGGACTATGGTGAATTCTCTGTACAGGTAAGAAAAAATAATCCTGGACAATCAGATGATAATATAGTTCTTGAACAGTTTGATAGTTGTAATTTTGATAGAACGTCAAATAATTATTTCGCAAGAAAAATTGGTGATAGATTTGTTGAAATTGATTCGAATGGTAAATTAACCTATAAAGGTGATTGGCCAAATCAATCTAAATGGATTCGTATTGGTGATTATGCAGACCTTAAGAGCTTGGCTAAAACAGTAGTACCTTTTGGATTTGAAGCAGTGAATAATCCAGTATTAGGTGGTAATGTACCTACAGTAACATTTAAATCAGAACAGAAAAATGGTGTTGGTGATTTTGACCAAAACGTATTTTATGGTTTTGATTATAAGTTAAAGGATAATAGAGAGTATTTATCTCCTATTCCTTATAATGCTACTACAGGTTCAAATAGTGTATTTTCATTATTGAATATGAGTGGTGATGATAGCGCAGAAGGAGACTTAAATGTTTCAACTGCAGCAAATAGTTCAACTACAATCACATTATCAAATTCAGACATTGCACAGAGGAAATTTGTAATGCCTCTACAATGGGGATTTGATGGTGATGATCCAACTGTGATTAAAGCTACTGGAAATGATATTTCTGGTACAAACACACAAGGATTTGATTTATCATCCGCAGCAGCAAGTGGTTCTGTAGCATACAAACGAGCAATCAATGCTATAAGTAATCCTGATGAGTTCGATATTAATTTATTGGCTATTCCAGGTGTACTTCATAGTAAAGGTGGTTCAATTGTACATAGTGCAGTGACCAACCACGCAATTTCAAAAATTGAAGCTCGTGGTGATTGTTTTTATGTATTGGATGGATTTGCATGGAGTGATTCAATTGATAACGCAACAAACGGTATAAGTGCATTGGATACCAATTACGCAGGGACTTATTTTCCTTGGGTTAAAGTAATTGATTCTGAAACACAATTACCCGTTTGGGTGCCACCTTCAGTTGTTCTACCTGGTGTAATATCCTTTACAGATAAGATAGCACACGAATGGTTTGCACCAGCTGGTTTAAATCGTGGTGGTTTAACTTCTGTTTTAGAAGCTAAAACACGATTAACTCACGCTGAGAGAGATAAACTGTATGAAAATAGAGTTAATCCAATTGCAACATTCCCAGGTCAAGGTGTAACGGTATTTGGACAGAAAACACTTCAGTCTAAACCATCAGCACTTGATAGGATTAATGTTCGTAGATTGTTGATTGCATTGAAGAAATTCATTGCGTCATCCTCAAGATATTTAGTATTCGAACAGAACACAACAGCAACGAGGAATCGTTTCTTGAATATTGTCAATCCATACCTTGAAAGTGTACAGGCCAATAGTGGTTTGAACGCATTTAGAGTAGTGATGGACGATACCAATAACACACCTGATGTTGTTGATAGAAACCGTCTTATAGGTCAGATATTTATCCAACCTACGAGAACAGCGGAATTTATTGTTCTTGACTTCGTGGTATTACCCACAGGAGCATCGTTCCCAGACTAATTCGAAAAATCGAGATAAAAAGCCCTACATTATGTGGGGTTTTTTATTGCCCTATAAACCTTCAAAAAAACTTCTATAAATTGACACATTTAGAAATTCATTTTTTTTAAATAGTTTGATATTTATACTTGAAGTACAAAATGTACAGAATTTAACAATAGGAGAATTGGAAATGCCAGAGTTAATTGATCCTTCAGAAATAATGTTCACACCGTTTGAACCGAAAACTAAAAACCGGTATGTCATGTATATTGAAGGTCTACCAGCATATTTAATAAAAACTGCAGCAAGACCTCAAATAACATTTGAAGAAATAGTATTAGACCATATTAATGTAAAGAGATACATTAAAGGTAAGGGTGAGTGGCAACCAATGGCACTTACATTATATGATCCTATTGTACCGTCCGCAGCACAAGCGTGTATGGAATGGGTGAGATTATCCCACGAATCAGTAACAGGTCGTGATGGATATTCAGATTTTTATAAGAAAGATATTACATTTAATTTATTGGGTCCAGTTGGAGATATTGTTGAAGAATGGACATTAAAAGGTGCGTGGGCACAAGATGTTAACTTCAATGATGTAGATTTTGCAAATGGTACAGATCCAGTAGATATCGAATTAACATTGCGTTATGATTACGCAATATTACAATTCTAATTAAAACGGAGAATAAAAATGACTGAATGGATAGCAGCAAATTGGGAATGGTGCCTTTTGGCTTTTTACACTATAGAAAAAATTGTTAAGCTTTCGCCTTCTAAGAAAGACGATGTTATTTTTGATGCAGTGTTGAAACCTATTTGGGAAGCAGTATCAAAAGGAAAAGCAAAGTAATTAAAAATTTTTAGATTTTTAAATAGTTTTAAAAATAGTTATAATTAGGTTATAACTCTAATTCAATAGGAGTAAAAATGGCAGAAAATAAATTCCCTACGGAAGTAGTGGATTTGCCCTCAAAGGGATATTTTTATCCTGAGGACAATCCATTATCGAGTGGGACAATTGAAATAAAATACATGACTGCCAAAGAAGAAGATATTTTAACCTCACAAAATCTTATTACAAAGGGTATTGTGTTGGATAAATTATTGGAAGCTTTGATAGTTAATAAGAAAATCAATTCTAATAGTATGTTGATAGGTGATAAGAATGCATTATTTATCGCAGCAAGAGTTCTTGCGTATGGTAAAGAATACACTTTTGATTATATTGATAATCAAGGTCAATCTAAAGAACATGCTTTTGATTTAACTACATTAAAAGATAAAAAAATAGATTTCTCTAAACATGAAAAAGGGAAAAATTTATTTAGTTTTAAACTTCCAAGATCAGAAAGAACAATAGAATACAAATTATTGACGGATGGTGATGAGAGGGATGTTACCAAGGAATTACAAGCACTGGCTAAAGTAAGTGGTGGAGTTTCCAAAGAGGTAACAACTCGTTTTAAAAAGATGGTAGTTTCAGTAGATGGTAATTCTGAACGAGCATTTGTTAATAATTTTGTAGATAACGAGTTTTTCACACAAGACTCACAAGCTTTTAGAAGCCATTATCAAGAAATAACACCAGATATAGATATGGATATTGTTATAGATGATGGTGGTGAGGAGGTAGAAATAACTGTCCCTATGACGGTTCGATTTTTTTGGCCTTCCGTTAAGTTATAAACTAGAAATACACAAACAAATATTTGATTTAATGTATTATGGAAAGGGTAGTTTTACCTTTCATGACTTATACTCAATGCCAGTCTATTTACGTAGATGGTATCTTCAAAAACTTTCTTCAACCTACGAAGAAGAATCCAAACAAATAGAAAAACAACAACGATCTGCAAAAGGGCCTAAGTTCAAAAAATAGATTTTTGTATATTTATAAGTAACCAATTCAAGGTAATAAATTAATATGGCTAAATACAAATACAAAAATGAAAATGTTTTAAATGAATTTTTAGGAAGGATTTTAAAATCTCTTGCAGGCAAATCAGGTAAAAAGGCAGCCTCTTTATTGAAAGCAGACCCTGAAATGCAAAAATTAATGAAAAAGGGAGATGACCTTGCTAACAAAATGAGAAAACAAATTCAGAAAAAACGCAAAGAAGATCCTACGTATAAACGACAAACAGATGCATTAAAGAATATTTGGGATTTATAATTAGTTTTTGTTTTTATCAGTTAATAGTTTATATCGTTTATATCATATCAATCTAAAATAGAGTAAATCAATGGCCGCAAGCACGGATTATGAATTAAAAAATAAACGAGAGATCGTAAAAGCAACTCAAGAAATTAAGGCTTTAGAGGAAAGTCTTTCTAAGTTAAGGGGAAAGGCTGCAAGTGATGCTAAAAAAAGGATTGATACCTTAAAGGAAGAAAGAAAGGGTTATAAAGAGGTATTAAAAGGTTATAAAGCAGTAACTGAAGAATATAGAGATCAAATAGACTTGGGTGGAATTTTAGCCAAGTCTCTGAAAAAACAAGAGATGTTCTCAGACAGTTTAGTAGATAATCAAAAAATGTTGTTAAAATATGGTAAGTCTACTGCTAAACTTGATATGAAGGTAGCTAAGGCATTAGCTATATCCGTAGATAATACTGCAAATATACAACAAAATATAGAAAATATAGGAACTGCAGAATTTCAAAATTTAGATTTAACCAAACAGATACTTAATTTACAAAAACTTCAAGCTCAAACTGGTGATGATAAACTTGCTACTCAGGTAACATTTTTACAAATGCAACAAAATTTACAAGATAAATTAAAGAAAACACATGATATAACTGAAGAAACCGCATCTCAATTTTTAAAACCAGTAAAATATATGCAAGACTTGGTTGGAAAAATACCAATAATAGGTGGTGCATTATCTAAAATGATTCCTATAGATAAGTGGGAAGATGGTATAAAAAATAAAATTGGTGAAAGTGTTAAAAAGGCGTTTAATATTAAAGAACCAGAGATACCATTAGATGATGCTAAAGTGTTACAAGAATATAGAAAGTCGGGTCTATCCTTTCAAAAAGTAAGCCTAAAACAATTCACGAAACAAAAACAAACTCAGGCAGATATAACTCAAGAGTCAGCTGACTCGGCTAAAGGAATGAAAAAAGGTCAACTTGCAATGATAGGGTTATCTGCAGTAGCCGCTGTAGTAGTAGCGGCATTAGTTAAAATGGTAGCGGCATCATTTCAATTTGCAAATCAAACTGGATTAAGTTATAAACAAACATTAAAAATGGGTGCGGCACTTGCTATAAATGCTGAAGGAGTATCGGCATTAACAGAAGAATTTGGTAATATAAATAATATAACGACCAAGATGGCCGGTCAGATGTTAATTCTGAATAAACAATTCGGAATTACTGCTGGGGCTTCTGCAAAACTTTTAAAATTACAAACTGCTACAAGCGGTCAGTCAAAAGAACAATTATTGAATGTTCAAAAAGAAGTTGCTCAAATGGCAAGACTTGAAGGTGTATCACCAGCGGCAGTATTTGAATCAATGGCAGCCGATTCTGAAGCATTTGCTAAGTTTACAAAAGATAGTGGTAAAAATTTAATGGCAGCAGCTATCCAAGCGAAGAAACTTGGTTTAGAAATGAGTTCAATTACTGGAGCAGCAGAAGGATTATTAAATCTTGAAGATTCTCTTACTAAACAGATGGAAGCTTCAGTATTATTAGGTAGAGATATTAATCTTGATAGGGCACGGTCATTAGCACTTTCAGGAGATATTGCAGGAGTACAGGCAGAGATTGTCAAAGCCGTAGGTGGTGAGAATGAGTGGAATGGTATGAATCTTATTCAACGTAGAGCATTGGCAGACGCTGTAGGGTTACAAGTAAGTGAAGTATCTAAAGTGGTAGGGGCACAGAACAAACTTAATCAAGCAACTGAAGAAGGTGGTAAACAACAATGGGGAATGGTTGCAAAATCAGCCGCATTAGGTGCATTATTACTTGGAATTATTATTGCTGCTATTAGTGCGGCTACGTTAGGTACAGCAACTTTACCAGCAATTGGAGCCGCAGCAGCAGGTTTTGCTGGAGGGGCAGCAGTAGGAGCAGCTGGTGGAGCAATAGTGGGTGGTGTAATGCAATCATATCAGTCAGCAGAACCAAAAGGTATTAGTGGAGCCACAATGAATCCAGGTACGGTGGCTAATGTTAGACGGGGTGAAATGTCTATTCACGCTGGGGAATCTGCAGTTCAAACTAAAGATTTTAATATGGCACCAATGGTTGAAGAATTAAAGGCAATGAGAAAAGATATGAGAGTAGGTTCAGCAGATAGAGCAGAACAATCAAGACAACAAATTAATACAATACGAGGAATAGGAGCAGTACAAGCATAATCATGTCATTATCAGACTTAACATCAAATTTAAACCAATTAAGTACTACTGATTACTTTGTAGATGATACAGCAAGAGGATTCACTAAGAATTTTAAACCAGGGTCACCTACTAAATTTAAACCTTTTATTATTGAATTAGGACAATCAAATTCTTTTGTAGATGATTATGCAAAAGGATTTTCTTTAAATATGAAATTCCCAAATACAGGATTTAAGTTAAACAAAGTATATCCTTTTGAGAAGGCTTTTGGAGAAAGAAACTCAAGTTTTAACTTTTTTGATTTAGGATTTCAAGTAAATAATGGATTTAAGAAAAATTTTATACTCGGTGAATCACAATATAAGAAAGTACAAGGTAAGAATTTCACCTGGCCTCTAAATTTAAAAAGAGTAGATTATGAAGGTAATAATTTATCACCAATAAATGATTTTGTTAGACAGTTCCCTACTATGAAGGGTGGATTATCTTCTATAATGTCATATCCAGAAAGTAGATT